CGTGTAGTATTACCTAAGTCGTTGATTACCAGTAATTAGACATAATCTATATTGTACGATTTACGTTGAATATCAACGAGTTATGAAATTAATTTTAACAGTATGCCACCCCCACAGTAATTTTAGAGGGGTATCGAGGGGGTTTTTTCCGTTCGCGTATATAGCGTAAGCCCCTCAAATTTTTCTACCAAAAATCCAATATACTTTTGTTTAAAAACAAAGTCTGATGATTATTTCTAGCATCATAAAGAAGCAATCTACTAGTACATCTCGTTCTAAAAAGAACATGATCATAGCTACTATCCAATAGATTTCTGTTTGTACGTGTCTCACATTATCTCTTCATCATCTTCGTCATCTTCGTCGTCTTCATCATCTTCATCATCTTCTTCTAGTTCTAAAAGGATGACACTGGTAGCTAATATATCGTATTTAACAAACTCCAGTACACCTAAGATTGTTTGGTCATTCAAATCGAACTCCCCTTTATAACGATTTATTAAATTACATAAGTCGTTGGTTAACAAGTCTGTCTGAGTATCTATGTCCATATCTTTAAATTTAAGGCTTTACAAATCTGAAAATCGTTTATAATGTTATCTATAACTCATAAGGAGTCTTTCTTTAAAGACTATCTTTTAAAAACTACTTTAAAGTAACTTTAACAAGAAGTCGATACTTCGTTCTTCTCCTTCTAATCCTTTAAGAGTAAAGACTAAGACAAAGACCTTCTTTAACCTTCTCTTTATTAAAAAACTTTTTAAGGATAGGTGTGTCTAAAGACCAATAGTATCTTTCTTTTTAACATATATAATTAATAAAGAGCTTTAAAAGGAGGAGGGTCTTCGTCAGGGTCGACCCTCTTTTAAAAGTAGTATCTGTAAAGATATGTATTTAAACTAACTACCGAAGCACTTACATTAATCACATCCAAAGGTTACTGTTATAAGAGCCTTTAGCTTTGTTAAATGTATCTACAAAGGACGTTAGTTCTTTGTCCAGGAGTTCCTGTTTACGATAGTTAATGTTATTGTTAACATCTTGATTCATTTGTTCTACCCAATAGTTAACAGCAATAGAGAGAGCATCTAATCTATCATCGTTAATAAGGCTACCTTTATCCTTTGTTATCCTTGATAGTTGATAGATAAGCATATACTTAGCTTGATGTTCAATAGGATAGGACTGAGCACTCTTATAGTCTTGTTGAACAACAGAAGGATCAATAATAAGTTTATGTTGATTAAGGACAGGTTCAAGGACATCAATGATTCTAAGTTCCTTTTGTTTGTTATGTCTTACTTCTTCAATGGAACAAGGATAGGTAGTCATAAACAAAGGTTTAAGTAGTTCCATGAACATACCATCTCCAAAGTTAGACTCTATAATAATTTTGTTAACCTTATTAGTCTTGGCAATGTAGACTAGTTGTTTAAGAGTTTGTTCATCATATCCACCTTTTAACCCACCAGCTTCTGGAACAAAGAGTTGACCGTTAAGCATCTTAACAACAGCATATCCTGTTTCATCCTTTCCTCTACCACTAGGGTCAATAGACAACACAGACCCTGTGTACTCAATCATATCACCTAATATCTTAAAGGGTTTATGAAATCTATCCCCACCTAGACCTACGTTAGGAATATCTTTATTTTCAAAGGATGGATCAGAGGACCACATAATCTTTTCAGGAGCTAGGTCTACATCCACATCTGTTATAATTAAATCGTTAACCTTTAAAGGATACCGATCAGCATCCGACAAACGAGGGTTAAGCATGAACTGTAAAGCATACCCAGTCCTACCGTACGACAGCTTTCTTTCTTCAAGGTCTAGATCAGTAAACCTAGAGGGTTCTGTAGATCGTCCTACTGTCTCATCTGTTATCTTTTCAGTTAAGTACGGAGCAATATCGTTATCGTAGTTCTTAAGTACTAAGTCTTCACTTGGATACTCAGAGGTCCATATACGAGCGTCATAGCCCCTCTCACGCAGTTTGTTATAAATAGAGTCCTCGCATTGGGGTGTCCCTAGAAAGAGAATCCTAGAGGTGTCTAAGGGCTTTAGAATAGCTTCAAACTCTTTTACTTGTTCATCTAGCTTATCACGCATCCCTTGAGTAGCAGAGTTATTAGGTACTTCGATGTCATCAGCAATGATAATGTCTGCACGGCTACCTGTTAGCTGGGAGGATATACCGAGGGACTTAACGGAAGGTGCGTGAGCAGCTGGAGCAGGACCAACATCGAAGGCTATCTTAGAGAACCTTTGATCCTTTTTAGGGATTAGTCCTTGAAGAACAGGAATGTCGTGTATGATTTTCAAGGTGAAGGTGGAGAAGTCATCAGCACGGTTCTTAGAAGCAGATACAACCAGGATGTTCTTAGTGGGGTCTAGGAGGAGTTGATGTACAGCATAGGCAGAACATATCCAAGACTTACCTACTCCACGGAACGCCATGATAACAGATCGTTTAGGACCGTGTTGCATGAAGTCTGCAATGTCATATTGTAATCCAGTAGGATCAGGTAGGTTCAAGTGTTTCCAAACTACATATAAGAAGTTACGGAAGTCCTTGAGTTGTTTAAGTTTATCGATACTCACAATCCAACTCTTTTGTCTCTCTCTTTCGGTGTTGTTATTACTTTGTAGCTACTTTTTGCTTTAGTTGTATATCATCTTCAAAGGGGAGTACTTCATTGAGTAGGTCATTAAGGGGAGTATCTTTCCCACTTGTTAATACAATCTCATTATCTTTAAGTAATTGCCTAGCACCGTTCAGTAGTGATGGATTGTACTCACCAGTCTCGTGCATCTGATCGATAGCTGATTTGTAGGTATCTGCTACATAACCTTGTAATTTACCTAGTTCTTCAAAAGTCTTCATATTGTTATTATTCTCTAGTCGTAGGAACACCGTAACGCAACTTATCTACGTGCTCGTCTAGTTTATTCACCCTAGTCTTTAGGTGTTCAATGTTCATGTCTTGGGTAGCGTCAGCAGGTAGTGAACCGATCTCCCCACGAGGCCATCTTATGCGAAATTCTGAGTTCAAATTAAGCTCATGTTGAATCCTAGATATATCCATTTCAATGGTATTTAGGCGGTTGACAATTACTGAATATCCCCAAACCGCAGTTCCTACCAAAGCAATTACCTTTGCAGCAAAAGCGAGTTGTACTTTAGCGGATGCGTTTGCGTTTATCTCTGTCATCTCATCAACTTCTTACTGAGGCATTGGTTAAGCTACTGATTTATTCCCTTTACACTTCCATTTATCACGGCTCAAATTATTAGGGCTGTTAGGATTACTCCTCCAATCTCCTTCGATATTATTAGACCTATTACAGTATGCGTTTGCTTTTGCAGTGCCAGGTCTTATTCTATCGCCTCCATCTTTAGCTTTACCTGCTTGACCGTAACCTATGCGATTCTTTCTGCCTGTCTTAGGGTTTTTAACTATTTTAACAAAACGCTTACCTTTAGGCTTCTTTATACTTAACTTACGCTTCATTACTTTTTAAACCCACGCTTCATATTTGCGTAGGACTTAGGTGATATAGTAGACTTCTTCTTGCTACGACTAATGCCTAGCTTTCTTCTTCTGTTAATGTTTGCGTATAATCCTTTTTTCATCGTTTAATTAATATCTCCATCATTCTATCTAGTTTACTGTTAATCTCTTTAAATTCTATCTAGTTTACCGTTAATTTCTTTTACAGTGACTTCTAATCCACTCATACGGTTCTCAACAGCAGTGTCTCGTTCTCGTTGCGTAGCTAACTCTACTTCAATCTTTGTTAATCGTTTCTCGTCTGTGTCTAAGCGATCTGATAGTTTTTTTATAACCCATCCGATAGCACCTAGGATAACAGCTAGAGCAGTGTCGAGAAAGTGTGAGATTGATTCAGTCATTGTTTAAAGAGCTGAGATTATGAAAGCGAATAACTCGTTGTATCTAACTCCTAACTTAGGACCAGATGTTTCAATTACAGCATAATCGTTACTGTCTAAACCTTCATCAGTAAAAGCTGTTTGTACTTCTTGTGCATTTACACCTACATGAATTTTAGATGTATCGTTTTGTACTTCTTTTATAAACCTAAACTTTCTAATTAAACTTTTTAATCTTACCGCAACTCTTCCTTCAGCTTCGTTTAAAGTATTAATATCTTGTTTAAGAGTCTGATCTGAAGTTAAAACTACACCGTTAGCAGTAACAGTTCCAGGAACAGCTAAGTTACCAGAAGAATTAAAAGCCATCGATTCAAAACCACCTGACCCATTTGATATAGTCATAGATAACTGACCAGGATTAGGTTGATAACCATATATCCCTTGAGTTACATTTGTACTAGTATTAGGAGCTAAAAATTGTAATCTACATTCACCAGGAGCAGAAGCGTGATTATTAGTAATCTTAATATTTTCTTCAGTACTTGTAGAGGCTTTAGAAATATTTATATCACCACCTACACCTACCACATTAGTACTATCGTTAACACTAAAAACTGAATCTGTATCGCTTATCTTAGCAGCAGTGACAGCGTTATCTGCTATCGTAAGAGCAGTAGAACCTGTAACATCTCCTGTATGAGTTTGGTTGTAAAGATTAGTAGAACCTTGTGTAAGACCGTCTGTGTTAGTAGGATTGACTTGAGCACCAGCTGCAATACCTGCAAGCTTAGTTTGTTCAGCGTCATCATACTCATTAGTATTAGCGTTGCTTTCGTAAAGAGTCTTAACTTGAGCAGCCGTAGGAGAAGCACTACCACTAGCAGCAGCTGTAATCCTTCCTTGTGCGTCTACTGTAAGATCGGTGGCAGTGTAAGAGCCTGGAGTTACAGCAGTGTTAGCAAGCTTGTCAGCAGTTATAGCGTCATCATCGATCTTGTCTGTAGTGATAGCAGCATCAGCGATGTTAACGGTATCGATAGGACCACCTGCTGTGCCTGTTGCTAAAGTAGCAGCTATTTGAGAGTCTACATAACTTTTCCTAGCAGCGTGATTTCCGTTAGTAGGATCAGTGGCTGGAAGTGTTAAAGCACCACTCATTGAATCACCTGCCTTAGTAACTTGTAGTGCGTCTTGCTCGTCTACATAAGTCTTATTAGTAAGATCGTTGCCAGTACCAGGAACAGCAGAGGAAGTAACTTTATTAGAACCCATGTCCAAGTTACCGTCCATTGAGTCACCAGCAACATCAACAAAAGTAGTATCTGCGTAGTTCTTAGTTACTGCATCTTGTGGGTTTGTAGGATCAGCTAGGTTTTTAATCTTGGCTAAATCGGCATCGTAGTGTCCATCAACAGGGTCTTTAGTCATCGTGTTCTTACCACTACCCTCTTCAATCTCTTCACTAAGATAAAGGTTGTGAAGGTAAGCACGATCTAGTTCTACCTCAGTAAGTACACTTCCATTCTCAAAGTCTACAAGAGCAGTATCAGAAGCACTATCTCTTTTGATCCTTATCCTGTCTCCAGTTGCTGGAGCAGTAACAAATATTATAGCAGCAGAAGGAGAAGTTTGGATTGTGTAGTGAGTAGTAACTGTTTGATCTACAAATTTACCACCAGCTAAAGCCACTGTATCAAGTTGTACTACAACGTGTGTGTCATCGAGATAAGGAAAAGGAAAAGCAAAGGAGGTAGTAGTATTATCCCCAGTGTAGTCTACGTATGTATTAGGCATGGTAATCTATTATTAATTTGTTTGTTGTAAAAGTTCAAGCAC